AACCGCCGTATGCGGAACCGCACGTACGGTGGTGTGAGAGGGCTGAGGGAAAAAAAAATCCCTCACCCTACTCGATCCCGGAGAAAGGCATGGCTCAGGAATCCCGCCTCGCGATAGTCATTGATTCGCGAAACGCTCGACAGCAGATCGACCAGTTGCGGACGAGCCTCAACAGCTTGGGTGATGCTGGCGGCGAGGCGACGGTCAACGTTCGCGGGCTTGGAACTGCTGCTCGCGCAGCTGGCAGTGCGCTTGCTGCCCTTGGGATAGGGGCTATCACCCGCGAAGTTCTGCGCATGACGGACGCATTCAAGAACATGCAGGGCTCCTTGGCTCTCGTGAGCACCTCATCGCAGAACGCTAATGAGTCGTTCCAGAAGCTGCTGGCCATGGCCAACAACACCGGTAGCTCGCTTCAGTCCACTGTTTCGCTGTACACGCGGCTGGCTAACGCCACGCGCGGCGCCGGGTACACGCAAGAACAAATGCTCAACGTCACTGACGCGCTCAACAAGGCGTTCGTGATCTCCGGAGCAACGATGCAAGAGGCCTCGAACGCTGCCATTCAGCTTTCCCAGGGCCTGGCTTCCGGGACTCTCCGCGGCGAAGAACTGAACAGTGTCATGGAGCAAGGCCCGAGGATTACCCGCGCCTTGGCCGACTACCTGGGCGTGACCAACGGCCAGATTCGCCAGCTTGCAGCAGACGGCAAGATCACCGGCGATGTTGTAACCAATGCCCTTCTCAAATCACTGACGTCGCTCAACGCCGAACTGGCGAAGATGCCACGGACGTTTGAGCAAGCTTCGCAGGCGCTCAAGAACAACTTCCTGGCTGCCATCGGGCAGATCAATGTCGACCCTGTCGTCAGTTCCGTAGATGCACTGGCAAAGTCTTTGGCTCAGCCAGATGTCGTGATGGGCATCCAGCGTATCGCCAATGGTCTTGGAAGCCTTGTTGCTGTTGGTGGCGATGGACTGAAGACCGTCGTCGAAAATACAGATGCGCTGATCGCAGTGGCCGGGGCCTACGCAACCAAAGTAGGGGTCGGGCTGGTATCGTCGCTGGCTCTGTCGGCCAAGGCTAGGCTGGCAGATACAGCGGCTGCCAATCAGCAACTGGTAGCCGCTCGGCAAGGTGAGCTGGCAGCAGCCTCGGAAGCCGTTGCCATCCATAGCGTAACTGTCGCCACGGCCGAGGCATCCCTGGCTCGGGCTATCTATGCCCGCAGCGAGGCGATGGCGGCAGCCCAAACCGAACTTTCCAGCGTCAAGCAACTAAAGGCTGTGGCTGCGCAGTTGGCTGCCGACCGGCAGTTAGAAATCCAGCGCCTGCAAGCGCAGATCACGAACACTGGACTCACCGCCTCGCACACGCGGCTTGCTGAGATCCGCACGGCCGAGGCCGCCATTGCCAACCAGTTGGCAACAGCTGAAGGAAGGCTTGCAGCGTCTCGCCAGGCTGAGCTTGCGACTGGAGCGGTTGTAGGGCAGCAGACCGTCGCGCTCAACGCTGTCCGCACCGATGGCGTTGCCATTCTTGGTGCGCAGACTGCCGCGCAAAACGCATTGAACGCTGCCGAGCGGCAAGGCGTTATTGGTCGCACTGCCGGCGCTGCCACACTGGCGGCATTCGGCGGCCCATTGGGGCTGATCACGCTGGGTCTATCGGCTGCAGCCGGCGCTGCGATTTACTTCGCATCCAGCACCGACAGCGCCACTCAGTCGCTGATCGACCAGAACCTGACGCTTGACGATTCCATCAGCAAGTACAAGGCCCTGAATGATGAGCAGCGTCAGTTCCAGGCTCAAACCTGGCTGCGCAAGCAGAAAGAGGAAGCCGGTGAAGCCGCCTCAGCCCTGGAGCGGTATGAGGCGGTGGCCATTCAAGGCTTATCCGCCACTGGGGCTGACGCGCAGAAGGCCTTGAGGGATTTCAAGGCTCTGTTTGCTGAAGTAGAGAGCGGGCAGAAGCCTCTGGGCGCCCTGACTACTTGGATATTCAACAATACAAGCACGCACGAAAGCTATCGGGCAAAACTGGTAGATCTGGCCAACACCTACTCAACCAGCTCAGAGCAGGCGTCCAAATACAACGAGCTTTTGAGTCGCAGCAAGACCGCAACGGATGGCGCTGCCAGTTCAACAAAGTCCCTGTCGAGTGCGCAACAGGCTTCGGCGGCGGCAGTTGGTGGAGGCCAGCAGGCCTGGGAAAAGTACATTTCCCAGCTGACGCAGACCCGCGACCTGATCGGAGCAAATGCAGCTCAGGAGGCCGCATACACAGCAACCAAGGCTGGATTCAACAAGGAGCAGATTGAGTACGCTCGCTTGATCGGTGAGCAGACTGAGCTGCTGAAGGAGTACGAGCAGGCCGTACGGGATGGGAAAAAGGCAGAGCAGGATCGACTGAGCGGCCAATTGCTAGTCTCGATCAAGTCCTCGGAAGCGCTGAGAATCCAAATGGAGGCTCAGGGCAAGGCCATGACCAAGATGGCCGAGAATGCTGAGGAAAGCTCGAAGCGACAGATCACGGCAATGCAACAAGCTGCCAAATTTGCAGTGGCATCTGCTGCTCGCATGGTATCGCCGCTATCTGCTCCTCAGCAGAATCTCCAGGGCGCATCGCTGCTTACCTTTGGCCAGCCTCAGACCTACACCGCTACAAGTTCTCCCAGCGTTAAAACGCCCGAGCAGCAGCTCAGGGATATGCTTGATCGCTTGGATGGGAATACGGAAACGAAGCCTGGTAAGACCGGTGCCGGCTTATCGAGCAAGCTGAACGAAGCCCAGACAGCCTTCGACAACCTCTACAAGGCCGCCCAGCCTGCAAAGTTCGCCCTGCAAGAGTACGTCGAGCGCCAATCTCAGCTGGAGCTTCTGCTGTCGAAAGGGAAGATCACTCAGGAGCAGTACAACGAGGCTCTCGCTCAATCCTCGACCAACTATGCCGCAGCCATCAAGGGCGCCCAAGGCCTGACCGCTGTCGAACAGTACCGCGCCCAGTTGCAGAAGCAGCTGGCCAACGAGCGCGACCAGTACGCGCTTGATGCTGCCAGCATCGGAATGGGTGACCTACAGGCCTCCCGCATGCAGCAGCGGCTGAACCTAGAGATGCAGACCAACGACCGCCTGCTGCAGTTGCAGACCGAACTGGCCAACGCCACGGACGAGAAGCAGCGTCAGGCACTTCAAGGCCAGATCGACGCCATCAACGAGTTTCTGCCTCAGCAACTTGCAGCGATGCAGGCCGGGTGGGCGCAGATGGACCAGGCCATGCTTAATCCCATCAACGGGTGGACGGCCGCGGTGCAGAACTTCGGCAACCAAGCGCGGGACATCGCCGGGCAGACCCAATCAGTATTTACCGGTGCCTTCGGCTCCATCTCGACTGGTATTACTGACCGCATCATGGATCTGAATCTGTCGCTGCAGTCTCTGGGCGACCTTGGCAAGGACGTTCTTCGCGAAGTTATCGCCGGCTTCGTCAAGATGGGCGTTCAGATGGGGCTTAATGCGGCGCTGGCCGCAACCCTAGGCACTGCAACGGCTGGCACGTCCATCGCGCTAGCCGGTACCACGGCTGCAGCCTGGGCGCCAGCTGTTGCGCTCGCATCGTTGGCCAGCTTTGGTGGCAACTCCATTCCTGCTGCGGCAGCCCTGACCTCGACCACTGCCCTGGCTACCACCCTGGCAGCGGTTCCCGGCTTTGCCACCGGCGGCTACTTCACTGGATCAGGCACAGGCACATCCGACAGCAACCTGGCCAAGCTCAGCAACGGCGAGTTCATTGTCAACGCTGCGGCTACACGGAAGAACAGGGCCCTCCTTGAGGCGATCAATTCCGGAGAGCGTGTTTCGACTGGCAGCGGAACTGGCTCTGGTGGTGGCGCGTCGGCAATGCCTCAGCCAATCGTCCAGATTTTTGAGGATCCATCGCGTGCCGGTACATCACAGGTGACCAGGGAAGGGAACCAGGACTTCATCAAGGTATGGGTGGCCAGCGTCATGGGTGACGGTGAGGCAGACCAGGCCCTGCGGGCGAAATACGGACTTCAAGGGGTTGGCTCATGATCGAGTACCCAGTAGAACTGCCGCTACCGCTGCAGGATGGATACGCGCTGGACACCCCTATCGACCCGATGCTGCGGACATTGATGCAGTCTGGGCGGGCAAGGCAGCGGCTGAATTTCGATGAAGTACCGTACCTGATCAACGCCAAATGGAACTGCGACCGCAACCAGATGGCGTTCTTCCAAGGGTGGTACGCCCGCGAGCTGGTGCAGGGGGTTGAGTGGTTCAAAGCCACCCTCCTGACGCCAATCGGCTTCAAGGAATACGAGTGCAGGTTTACGGGTCACTACACTGGGCCGTCGTTGGTGCAGGTGAGCCGCTGGGAATTTTCGGCGGTCCTTGAGCTGCGCGAGCCGCCATTGATGAACCCGGGCTGGGAGGACTTCCCGCAGTACTGGTTCATGATGAACATCATCGACCTGGCGCTTAACCGCGAATGGCCACTGATGCACTTCGATTATCCAACCTACGCAGCGGCCATGGCAGCGATCAGAACCATGCGCCCTGGTTTACAGATCACGATTGAAACAGACGAGACACAGGGAGGGCAGCATGCCGTTTACAACGTCGTGCGCGCTGATAGCCCATCGCTCAGTCTCGACTTCATGGCCCAGGTCTACAAGGTTGGGCAGCCAAACGACTACCTGGTATTGGTGAGGGCCTATGGAAGCTAAAGCGTTCAGCGACCTGTTTACTTTTTCAAGGACAACGGTAGCTAGATACTTCAACAGTTCCGGGCTAATGGTCCAAGCTGCTGTGAATGAGCCGCGCTTTGAGTACGATCCATCTACCCTGGTGCCACTGGGCTTGAAGATGGAGCCGCATCGGCAGAACATCTTTACGTTTTCTCAAGATTTCACAAATTCCATATGGGCCAAGGCCCGGTGCACAGCTACCGTTTCCGGCACTGCGCCTGATGGCACCTCTACCGCTTGCGTAATAACAGGGACAGGCGGCGCTGGCGACACGTTCATGTCAAGGAATGGGCAAACTTTTACAGCCGGATCGTCCTATGCGTTTAGTGTATTCGCAAAGGCCGGAACGGGGACCGTGGTATCTTTGCGTCTTCCAGTTGACTCATTCGGTGTAGCCATAAACGTCAATTTCGATTTGACTGGGAATGGATCGTTTGTAGTAACTAGCGGGTCTGCTACAACCGTTGCGCACATCATTAAATTGCCAAATGGTTGGTTCAAATGCTGCGTTATGGCAACGGCCGCCGCAGTTGGTGGTGGCAACTGGTTTGCCATAGGCATAGGCACCACAACAACTGTGGCGCTTTCTGTATGGGGGGCTCAGCTTGAGGTTGGTCAATGGCATTCGTCGTACATTCCCACAAGCAGTGCGGCAGCCACCCGATCAGCCGATTTGTGTTATGTGCCAACCATGAGCCCGTGGTTTAAAAATCTGGAAGGCACGCTATACAGTGAGGTCCTCAGCACTGCCGGACAAGCATTCCATGCATCGTTAGGTGTTGCCTCTGGGGTTGCGCCCAGAATATCAAACTGGATGAGTTCAACAAGAACCGCCAGCAGCCAAGTTATCAACGATGCCGTAGTTGCGGTGTTCGGTGCGTCGTTCACGGCGATACCGCAGGGTACGGTCGCTAAACAGGCCCTAGCGTTCAAGCTTAATGACATGCAGGCTGCATACAACGGGACGCTTAGCGCGTTTGATACAGCTGCTGATATTCCTACTCCTACCCGCCTTACCATAGGTAGTCGAGGTACTGCAACCGACGCAATGAGCGGTCATGTGCGTAAGGTCACAATATACCCGTACCGCCTCAGCGCCTCAGAACTGCAAGCGATCACGACATGACGATACTCCAAGACACCTATCGCGAGGCCATTGCGTCGGGCGGTAAAGAGGCGTTCGTCCGCACTCTGGAGATTGCCTGCCCGGCCTGGGATGCGCCGGTGCTGATATGCAACGGCTTCAAGGATCGGATCTGCGGCACAGAAGACGGGCGCCTACTAACCTTTACGGCAGCCAACATTGGCATTGCGTTACCGCAGAAGAACAACAAGGGCAATCAGGCCCTGGCGTTTGCAGTGGACAACACAACAGGGGAGGTCCAGCGCAAAGCTGACCAGGCCCTGGACGGCAACGCCCGAGTTACCGCGATTTACCGGGTCTACCTGGCCAGCGACACCTCAAGTCCATGCGATAGGCCGTACCGAATGAGTGTGGACAGCGACTCGTTCGAGCAGAACCAGGCAACTCTCCAGTGCGGCTTCTTCGATGTCATCGGCACCGGTTGGCCACGCGCGCTTTACACCACCAAGTTCGTACCTGGCCTAACCTACCTCTAAGGGCAATCCCTATGGAATGGATCAACACATACCTGTCCTGCAGGTATGAGGACGGCGCTCGCGGTCCAGAATTGTTCGATTGCTGGGGGTTGGTGCGGGACGCGCGCCATCGTCACCTGGGCAAGCGCCTGCTGCCCAGTTGGGGGCATATCCGCAATACCGAGCCCAAGGAGTTCACTCGGGCCTATCGGGCCGAAGCCGAGCACATGGAGGTTTGCCCACCAGAGCCTGGGGCGATCGCTGCGGTAATGCGAGGCCTTATCTGTGTGCACGTGGCCCTAGTTGTTGAGTCGGGCAACCGGCTCAAGGTGCTTGAGATCAACCCATCACGAGGCGCCCGCTGCCTGCCGCTTGCTCAGTGGGAGCGTGACCACAACACCGTTATCTACTACCGGGACCGACAATGATCGAAGTCTTCCCCAACAAGATCGTGCCATTCCCGGCCGAGACTTATCAGGTCGAGGCACGCCAGAGCCTGCTGGCTTGGTTCCAGGCAGATGGCCTGCCGGCAAACGTAGAACCCGCAGCGCTGCCCCTGAGCGTCTTCGTCAACGGGGAGCGTGCGCTTCCAACCCAGTGGGCCTCCATTGAGTTCGGCCCTGAAGATCGTGTCGAGATTTACCGCGAGCCAAAAGGCACTGATCCGCTCTCCATTACGCTGGCCCTTGTGTTCGGTGCTAAGGCGGTACTGACTGCGCTGATGCCGAAGATGCCTTCGCTGAACAGTGGCGGAAACACAAAGCGCGGTAACGACCTTGGCCTGGCCACGGTGAAGGGTAACCAGGTAAAGCTGAACGCCGTCATCAGGGAGATTGCTGGCCATCAACGCCCGTTCCCAGATTACGCCTTGCCGCCGAACCGGTATTTCGACGATCCGCGCTCCCAGTGGATCGAGATGTTGCTTGTTGTTGGCCGTGGTAGCTATGACATTCCATTGAGCAGCGTGCTGATCGGTGACACTCCGGTCATTTCCCTGGGCGCCGATGCGCAGATGGTGATCTATCAACCAGGCGATGACCTTTCCTACGAAACTGCCGCTAAGTGGTGGCACTCCGCGCCTGAAGTTGGCGCAACCTCTACTGGTACTGCAGGTATCGAGCTGAAGGCCACGTACGCCGTAAACCCAGTTCCGGCGGCACAGTCGTTTCAGTTCGCAGGGTACACGGTCACAGTTCCCGTAGGCGCTGGCCAGTTCCCGGAAGGCTGGGCTGCAGGGATGTTGGTGCGCATCGAGGTCTCCTATCCGTACGACGTCGTTGAGGGTGGGGCCGGGCGAGATATCATTCGTGGAAACCTTGACCAAATTTCGCCATACGTCGGGATGCCGATCGAGATCACCGGCGCGAACGCCGGCAACTACACGGTGGCCAGCTACACCCCTGGTGTGGGTAGTGCTCCCGACGAGATGACACTGGATTGGCAGGATGGCGGTCCTGCTACAGGGCTGCAGGTCGGTACCGCTCTGCAGATGGGGATAGGATTCCGTGGTCTGAGGTACCGCATCACTTCCGCCAGCACGGCTGCGATCACTGTAGAGCGGCTCAACGCCGCCGGCGTCGCGGACGCAACCTGGCCAGGGTTCGACGCGCTGACAACCTCTACGGCAGTACTGCGCCTGGACGGCTCTACGCAAGAGGGCGATTGGTCTGGGCCTTTCCCGGCGTGCCCGCCAGGCACGAAGACTAGGCGTATTGCATGGGACATCTTCTTTCCGCAGGGCCTGGTTCGCGTAGGCGGGAAGGGCGACATGAATCCGCTGGAAGTCACCGTAGAAATGCAGTACCGAGACATCACGACGGCAGGAGCCTGGACCTCGGAAACAAAGATTTATTCGGCCGCCACGCTCGACCAGCTCGGCTTCACCAACTACACCAATTTGCCTTCGGAAATCCGGCCAGAAGTTCGCATCCGCAGGATCGGCGCGAAGTCGACCAGTACGCAGGACGCGAACACCGTGCAGTGGTATGGCCTGCGATCCAACCTTGATGCTCCTGTCAAATACGAAGGTGTCACCATGATCGCCCTGCGCGTGAAGGGAGGGAATCGGATCGCTTCGCAGTCGGAAAGCCAAGTTTCCTGCATCGCAACCCGAAAGCTGCCGACACGAAGAGGTGGAGTCTGGACTGCTCCTGAGCCAACCCGCGACATTTCCGCTTGGTTCGGCTATATCGCTCAAAGCGTCGGCTATTCGATCGAGGATGGAAACTCCGACATCGACTTGGCTGAGCTTGACCGTTTGCAGGCCATATGGACCGCTCGAGGGGATTACTATGACCGCACCATTGAATCGGCGAGCACGGTTAAAGCCTGCATGATCGAAGCCCTGCAGGCAGGTTTTGCGGAGTTAACTATTGACCGCGGCCTTTTGCTGCCGGTCAGGGATGAGAAGCGCGGCCCGGACTTCGATCACGAGTATTCCCCGCTATTCAACCCGCAGGTCATGACCAAGCCGCTGAAGCGCGAGGCTGAGCACGTCACCGCCGATGACTTTGATGGCGTGGATGTTGAGTACCTCAGTTCTACCACCTGGCAGATAGAGACGATTGAGTGCCGACTGCCAGGGGATCTCGGCTTACGCACTGAGAAGATCAAGGTCGAGGGCATCAGCGATGAAACTCGGGCGTGGCGCTACGGCATGCGCCGGCGCCGTCAGCAGGTCTATCAACGCAAGCGCTACAGCTTCTCGACCGAACTGGATGCCCTGAACAGCGGATACCTCGACTATGCATTGCTCGGCGACACCACCCCAGGGTACGGGCAGAGCGCAATGCTCAAGGGCTTCGCGCCGCTGGGAAGTCAGCAAATGCTGGTGTCCTCCGAGCGGCTCATCTGGTCGCCTGGCGTCGAGCACTGGGTGGCGCTGAGACGGAAAGACGGCAGCGCCTCCGGTCCGTACGTCGCAACCCGCATCGATGACTATCGCATGACCATCAGCAGCCTGGATTTCACGCCTGTGCTCGACAGCGCTATGGACGCGCCTGTGCTGCAGTTCGGTCCGAAGGCGACATTCTGCTACCCGGCGCTTATCAAGGAAGTGAACCCAAGCGGTACCGTCAGTTGCAACGTGACTGCAGTGAACTACGACGAACGCGTCTACATGGACGACGACAACTTCCCGCCGGCTTGACCTTAAAAACCTGAGCATGCCCGCCATCGGCGGGCGTTTTTTTTCTGTGCCCGCCCGGGGGGGCCCCCTCACG